CTTTTGCTGGTACTGAAAAAATAGGATTCAATGAAAAAATATCAATAACATTTACTGATTCACACTTAATTGAAGATAAAAATTTCAAACGTAAAAATAAAAAAAACATCAACAACTTAAAAAAGATGTGCGAACTAATATTAAATGAAATAAACAATTCAAAACAAAAATAATATTACTTATAACACTTGTGTAAACGTAATGTGTTTATCTCATAAAAATAAGAAATAACAGGAGCTAAAAAATTTCAATTCCACTTTGGTACGATCGATAGAATTTAACAAACAGACTGTAAAAAAGAATTACACAAATGAAGTACAGATACGACATATGCAGTAAGTGTGGCAAACAGCGTGTTATTGTGAACGTGTGGCACAAAATGTGCTATACGTGCAATAAAAGACGACTTGAAGCACTTGGGACTACCAAGAAATGGAAGGTATTTAATGAAAACTTAAAATGTTGTAACTTTCAATTTAAAGTAGGTGATACCTACACACACGAAGACAATGTAGAAATATGTGCTTCTGGATTTCACTTTCATGAAAACGTTAAAGACCTATTTAACTATTATGTGTACCAATCAAGAGTGTAAGAACCAGAAGAACAAAAAGAGGACAGATCAGCATTCCACCCTATACGATTCCGTGTCTGATCACATCTGATTATGATGGAATTCATAGAATTAGATATGAAAATTATGATGGAGAATTTGAAACTTTTGAAGCAAAACGTGATTCTCTCGAACTAAAATGAATATAATCAATTATTAACTAATACTAAAATTTATAAAAATGACAAAATCAAATGTTTTTGAAGCAAAGAGTCTAAAAGATTTACCAAAGTATAAGATTGACTCTAATGAATTTAAAAAATCAGAACAAGATCGAAAAAACTTAAAAAAAGCAAAATCTAATTATGCAGCTTCAATGTATGGATTTCTCGGTCCAAATTGGAAAAAAGCATCTTATCTTTTGAGAGTTTTTAATGTTCCATTAGATATTGATATTCGATCTTATTTTCAAAAAATGGCAAAAGAAAAAGGATTAATTAATTAAAAAGATGAAATACATACTTTATTCAACAATTTGATACAAAGATTTGGAATTGAATAAACCCAATGTATTAGAACCAGGAGAATATCGTCCATCTCAAAAATTACAAACTTATGAGAAGGTTATGTAATACGCATTTGATGTAGTAGACAAATATACAGGAAATTGGGTACCAAGTACCATAGTTGGAAGTAATGATGGAAGACCATATAATAATGCTCAAACAATAATCGATGCTTTATCAATTAAGGCTTTAAAAGATCTCAGATTGAATATTAATAAGTAAATTCAAAAACAAATGAAATAAAGGAGTTGAATTGTTTTTCAACTCCTTTTTTAAATTTATTACTAAAAATTTGGTTATATGAATTTTTTTTTTTAATTTTATTGTATATTTAAAAATCAAACAAAATGAACACAATGAATTTAGTCGAGACTTTAAATTGGGAAGCCCAAAAGAAGTCAATAAGTATTAGTGTAAATGGAAGCAACAAAGTTGTTCCAAATTTTACCGCTATTGTTCGTGATGACAGTCATGAAACATTGAGTATTGTAAAGAAAAAATACAATCTTCTTTCAAATAAAGATTTTATGACTCTTGTTCATGATATTTGTGAAATTTCGAAATTTGAATTGAAAGGATTTCAGTCAATTCAGGGTGGAGAAATCATCCTTGGATACTTGAAAAACGGTGATCCTAATTTCAAAATTGGAAATCTGAAGGCGGAGGATTATCTCGTTTTTGGAAATTCGTTTACACGAAAAACTTCGTTGTTTGTAGGAACATCCACAAAAATCCTCAGTTGCCAAAATCAATTTGGACAAATTCATCAAAATATTAAAATTCCTCATTTTTCAACAATGGAAAAAAGAATTCAAGAAATGAAGACTTTCTTCATAAATTACTTCCAAACAAAACAAGATATGCTCAATGCATTGAATGGTTTTCAAAATATTAAAATTAGTCCGGAAATCATTGAAAAGGCCATTACATATATATTGGATCTTGAAAAATTTGACAAACTGGATGACGCTCCAAAACAAAGGCAATCCAAAATCATTGATCTTCGTGAATCAATTACATCAGAAATGATGAAAATCGGTGAAAATGGCTGGGGATTGTTCAATGGGATTACTCATTTTACAACTCATAAAATTTCTGGAAAACGGAGTTCAAATGAAACAATTGGAAATCTTTTCGGAGTAAAAAATACATTCAATCAAAAAGGATTTTCATTTATTTCAAATCTTGTTCTTGAAACAACAAATTAAAAAATATATATGAATATTAACGATGTAAATATTTTAAATGAAAAAGCTAAATCTCGTAAAAACGAAATTTATTCATATAATAAATATTTATATGTCGTAAAAGATTATAAGTTCAAAGGATTTATCGATGCCTTTGAAAGCTACTATATCATAAATGGATTTTTTACCATTTTAATAGGAAAAGTTAAATCTTATAAGCACAGAAGAAAATTAATTGAATTGATTAAATCACAAGACATATAAAAAAAGCTGGATTTTTATTATATTATCAGTTATAGTACTGGTTACTTTAATGTTTTTATTAATTGAATTCGTTAAGTTTTTAATAGTAATGGGACTTTTTATATTAATTTTAATTGCAATTTCTTCAATCATAGTTGGAATTTTAATGTTAAAAAAATTAATACTAAGAATACTATCAAAATTTTTTTAAACTTTTTAATTAATTATGAAACGAATTGTTCATGTTTATTTTCGATTTGTTCGAAAGAGATTAAATATCATTTTTATTTCAAATCTCAAAAAACAAAAAAATCATAAATATCTTTTAAATGATGATGATATTGATATTTTGAGTGATGCAATTGAAAAGTCATTTAAGATTATTGAATCTTGTAAATATACCGAGCAGCTTCTTGTTGCTGAAAAATATAATCAAATTTTTTCTGAAAGATTTCCATTTGCATTAATCATTGAAGAAATTTTTAATCATTTGGTCCAGAAAAAAATGCAATCATTAAAGAGCTTCTACGATTTCTCTTCTTAAATTAACTTGATTTAATATATGGAATATTTAGATAAAAAATCATTTGATTCATTCAAAAAAATAAAGAAAAAGCTCCTTAAATTATATCCCGGGGCAGCAACTAAAATAGATGGAAATGGAAAGTTCTATCTAATTGATAAAAATGGATTTAAAATTTTAAAAGATGAATTTGATATTCCAAATTGTAATACCATTCGTGAAGCATGGGAAAAAACTCTTTCTATGCTTTGGACTCAAATTATTGTTATTCGAAACAATAATAAATTTTCAGATGATAAAATAATAAAACAATCTAAAAAACTTCTTTAATTTTTCTTGTTTTTTCCCTTTTTTTTCTTTATATTTTATAATCTTCAAAAAAAGATGGGTTAACCATATTTATATTTGAAGATTTTATAAAAATAGTGATCACACACGAAAGATAATGAATATCTTAATAGGAGAAGTCTGTACAAAAGAATCGAAATCATCGATTCTGTAATTCTTCTCTGAACAAAGTTATTCATTTTCTTAGAACTCTATTTTTATATTTTTTAAATAAAATTTGCATTTTTTGTTCTGATGAAATCAGAACTTCCCCCGAAGGGGGTCTACAAAAAATTTAATTTTATACTTATCTATGCTAGATAAATCAACAATTATAAAAATATTTGACTGGACTATTGAAGATCTTCGAAATTCTAATTTTTGGATTGATTTTGATTTATTTGTTCTTCAAGTTGAAAATGAGAAAAGATCATATAATACTAATAATGAAGCTAATCAAATAAACAATTCTGAATTTCAAAAATTCCAATCCCAATTGAATTTATTTATTTGGAATCTTTCTTCGAATAAAATTAAATATTTTTTTCGATTCAATTTTGAATTCTTTAGTTTTTGGATATCATCTTTATCTGAAGCAGAATTTAAGCATTTTAAAAATTTTATTTATTCATTTAAAACAGAATATTTCATTTTTAATTTAATCCAAAATGATTTATTTAATGAAATGTTAATTCTTTATGAAACTAATCAACTTAAATAATGATATTTATCAAGTTATAAAAATTCTGGATATTAAAAACAATTTTAATGAATATGAAGAATCATTAAAAATGTATTATAAATGTGATCATGTTTTATGTGATGATCACCATATATTTTTATGTAATATAATTCAGGATGCTATAATTTTAAAAGAAACCTTAACCAAAAAACATGAAATTTTAAAATTAATTGATATTTATAATTCAGAAAAATATGATGATTTCACTCAGATGAATTTACAAAACAAAGTAAAAAATATTAAAAAACGATTTGAAACTCCCAAATTTAAAATAGATTCGAATTCACTTAAAAAAATTTTAAAGGAATATTTGAAAGGATAAAATGAAAAGCAAAAAAACTTTTTTAAGTATTATTGTATTAATAACAGCTCTTTTTCTTGCTACTGTTGCAGCTGGATTTTCTATATATGGAATAAGTAGATTATTTTCCACATATTTTATTCCAATTATAATAATGGGAATAGCAATTGAATTAGGAAAAATTGTTTTGATTTCATATTCATATCAAAGATGGAAATTTATAAGTTGGTCGCATAAAATGATCACAATACTTTTGATAATTTTAGCTGTTAGTGTAACATCCATTGGTATTTATGGATTTTTATCTTCATCTTATGAAAAAACAGCTTCTGAATTAAATATTCAGGATTCACAAGTTTCTCTTTTAGAAAAAAGGAAAACAAAATTTTTAACAGAGATTCAACAATCACAATCTCAAATTGATATCCAAAATCAAAGAGTAACACAATTAATAAATGTAAGACTTCAACAAGAAGAAAGACTTAATCAACTTTATAGTGATTCTTCAATTAGAAGCGCTAGAACAACTGAAAATCTTATTAAAAAAGCTGATATTGATATCGATTCTGCAAATAATAAAATCAATGTTTTTTCTAAAAATATTTCAAATTTAAATGATTCTATTTTCAAAATAGATGAGCAAATTGTTGAATTAAAATCTAAATCAACAACAACTGATTTAGGCCCGTTGAAATATCTTTCTAGACTTTCGGCTGCCTCAATGGATAAAACAATTAATTGGTTTATTTTATTATTAATGACAATTCTCGATCCAATTGCTATATATTTACTAGTTGGATTTAATCAATTAATATTAGATAGAGAAAAAATATCAGAAGAAAAATTTGAAAAAAAGAATAGAAATCATTATATTAAAATAACAAACCCATTTAAAAAAAAGAGAATAAGTAATGATATTATTCCAGTATATAAAAGTAATACTTCTAAAGAAGTTTTTAAAGATGAAAAAGAAAAAATAATTGAACATGTGACTCCCGAAAAAAATGTGAATGAATTATTTAATGAATTTAAAGCTTCACAGAAGAAAAAAGAAGTAATGTCAAATTTGGAAACTCCACTTGAACCATTAATAAAAGAAAAACAACAGATAATAATTGATCCAGATGCACAAATTCATGCTGCTGGAGGAATAAGACCATAATATGAAATATAAATTAACAGCAGAACAAATATCAGAAAATTACAATACGCTTATTGAAAAGATTGAAGATACTTTTCATGGAGAGCGAAAAACAAAATTATTAAAATTATTCAATGAAATTGGAGAAAGATTTGCATTGGCTCCAGCATCAACGAGAAGTGGATTTCATAATGCATTTCCTGGTGGTTTATTACTTCATACATTAACTGTTATGAATATATGTGATAGAATGTATGATATCTGGACTGAATTTGGTGCTAATACATCTTTATTTACAAAAGAAAGTCTTCTTTTTGTAGCTTTATGTCATGATCTTGGAAAATTAGGTAATTTCAAAGATGATTATTATATTGAAAATGATTCAAGTTGGCATGTAACAAACAGACAGGAATATTATAAAATTAACCCAACAATTGTAAATATGAAACATGAACATAGAAGTTTATGGATTCTAAATCAAGTTGGAATAGAATTAAATGAAGAAGAATTTGTTTCTATAATTGCACATTCTGGTGCATGGAATGAAGGCAATGAATCATATTTCTTTTCTTTTGATAAAGAAAAACTTCCAAAATCTTGTATGGTATTTATTTTATCAGAAGCTGATATTATGGCATATAGAATAGAACATGAACAAGAAAATAATCCAAAATCAAATTTAAATAAAGAAGTTCAAAAACAGAAAAAAGAAGAAAAACGTTCTGCAGAACAAATATTTGATGATTTATTTAATTAAAAAATAACATGGGATATATAATAACAATAACAATATTATTAGTTTTATTACTTTTGTTTATTCTTATTTCAATAAATTTATTTAGAAAAAATGAATATTTAGAAAAAGTAAATGAAAATCAAATTGAATCATTTAAAAATATTTCTGAATTAATAAATGAATCGGATAAAAAAATAAATGAAATTGATAGATTAGGAGCTTTTAAATCTGATGATGAGATCGGATTTTTCTTTAATACAGTTAAGAATATTCAAGAATCATTAAATGAATTTAGAAAAGTGTTCTTTTAAATAAAAAGATTGAATAACCGATTACAAGTTAGTCCTTGGCTATTTTTGGCTTAATCTATTTTATAGAAAAAGGATTTGCTTGTCTTTTATAATATAATTATTTATTTTTAAAAGGAGGTCAAAATGACAACAAAAACAACAAATGCTACATACATATGTAGTCAAGATTTACCAACTGCAAAAATTGCTATTAACAAAGGATTGGTTAAACATTACGGTAATAAAGTTTATTTATCAGATGGACAAGAATTTCAAATAGAATTATTTAATCCAAAAACAACTCCAGTTTTAGCTCAAATTTATTTTAATGATAAAAAAATAACAAATTCTGGATTTGTTTTATTACCTGGACAAAGAGTTTGGATTGAAAGATTTATAGATGAAAATTGTAAGTTTAAATTTAATACTTATTTTGTAGAAAATAATGAAGCTACAAAAAAAGCTATTGAAAAAAATGGAAAAGTAAGAATTGAGTTTTATAATGAACGAATGATATTTTCCTCTAATTATTATACAATAGATAATAATTGGTGGAATCAAAATCCTAGTTGGATATTTAAATCAGATTGTATTAATACTAATTATTGTAATACTAATTATTGTAATTCGAATTTAGATATAAAACGTAATTATTTAGGAGATATTTCTTATTTTAATATAAATAATACAACAAATCTTAACCAATCAAATATTGAAACTGGTAGAATAGAAAAAGGAGCATCATCCAATCAATCATTTAAAAATTATAATGGAGAATTTGAACAGTATTATTTTCATTCAATAAATTATCAATTATTACCGTTTTCTCAAAAACCTCAATATATGAAAGATTTAAAAAGAAAATGTTTTTTATGTGGAACAAAGATTAAAAATAATAAAGCAAAATTTTGTGAGTTATGTGGATCAAAATTATAAAAATTTTATGATCTGTACTATGGGGGATTGTGAATCACAATCCCCCATTTTTAAATTAAAAATTATTTATGAGCAAAACTCGAGAATCAAATAAATATTATTTTACTAAACAAACAGAAGAAGCGATAATTCAATATAATAAATCTACTGATTTTTACGAAAAAAATCTTCTTTATAATAATTATATAAAATCAGCTTTTTTTACACTTACTGAGGTTCTTATTAATGATTATAATTTTTATCATGTTGATGATACAGTTGAATCTGCACAGAATAAAACTATAATTCATCTTATGGAAAAATTAAAAAATTATAATCCTCAAAAAGGAAAAGCATTTTCTTTTTTTACTAAAGTAGCTTATAACTTTTTAATTGGAGAAAATCAGAGAAATTATAATGAAATGAAAAAGTTCATTGATATAGATACAAGAAATGATCTACATGACAATGAAGAAAACGATTTAGAAGAAAGAATACAATTTTTTGAAGATTTTATACTTTATTTAGAAGAAAATTTACTAGATATTTTTAGTATTCATAAACCAGAATTTAAAATAACATCTGCACTGATTGAAATTATTAAAAGACGAGAGCATTTAGAACCATTCTTAAATAATTATAATAAAAAGGCAATTTATTTAATGATAAAAGAAATGACAAATGTTCAATCAATTCAAATAACAAGAACAGTTGCAAAGTTAAAAAATATTTTTAAACAAGTACAAGAAAATTATCTTACAACAGGAAGAATAATTTATATAAAACCACCAAGGAAGAAGCGATGCAAGTATTAGATAGCGATTTTGATCAAGTAATATTTAAAAACACAAAGTTTGCTGATATTCTCGAGGATATTTATATTACAAAAAAAGATAAAGAGAAACAAATAAATGAATTAATTGATCATTTAAATACATTAGTTAGTAATTTAACTGAAGCAACTCTTATAGTTCCATTAATTCGTGATTATCTTGATTTGAGTTTAAAAAATGATGATATGGTTGCTAAATTAGCGGCAGTTGTTCAAAGAGCCATATCACGAGAAAAAGTAGTTTCATCTGTTAATGGACAGAATGAATCATTATTTACTGAAGAAGATATTCAAGATTTAGAAAGAATTAAACAAGAAGCAGAAGAAAATCGAAAAAAACAAAAAGATCTTGACGAAAAAAAAGAAGAATTAAAATCAACTATATCAAATGAATTAGATTCATTTGAAATTCCAACGACGGAAGATTTTAATTTAATCAATGAAATTAAAAAAGAAATTGAAGGAGAAATGAGTGACCAATCCGATTTCGCAGATTAAACCCAAAAGTAATCAAGTTTCTATATTTAATGAAAAAATAAAAAACAGAAACTTATCGGTTTTTCCGGCCGAAGTTATTGATATAATTTCAGATTCATCACATCCTAAATATAATGATGACTCTGATATTGGTATAATTCAGTTTATTTCATTTGAAGGACCATCTGGTTTTGCGTATCCAAAGAATTCTTATTTAAAAACACCTCCTCTTTTACATGAAAGTGTTATTATTATTTCAGCTCCTACTGATAAAACAAATGAATCTCCAGGAAGATATAGTTATTATTATCTTGATGTTATTAGCACTTGGAAAATCTTAAATTTTAATCCATCTCCATATTCATCCGCATCCGAACCAGATTCTCAGTCGAAATCACAAAATTATTCCACTTTTAGTGGAAACATACAAAAAGGAACTAAAATAGAATTTGGTAATTATTTTGAATCAAAACCATATATTCCAGAAATACTTCCATTTGAAGGTGATGTACTTTTACAGGGAAGATGGGGTAATTCTATTCGTCTTGGAAGCATAAATAAAAAAGGAAAAAATTCTTGGTCCGATGATGGAACTCAAGGAAATCCAATAATGATATTTCGCTTAAATGGAAAAGAATCTAATAAAGTTGAATTAAAAACAGAAGATATAAATGAGGATGCAACATCTTTTTATTTGGGCGAAGGAATTAAAATTCCACTTGAACAATCTTCTGATAAAAAAGATACATTTCAAAAAGCGGGAACAGAGCCAGATACATCAAAAAAATTTATTGGAAATCAAATTTTATTAACATCTGATAGATTATTTTTTAATTCAAAGAAAGATAGCATTATTTTAAGTTCGAAAAAGACAATTACTTTAACGGCAAAAGAAACAATTAATATTGATGCAGAAAAAGAAATTGTATTTGATGGTAATAAAATTTATGCAGGTGCAAAAGCTCAAGAACCAGCATTGTTAGGTGATACATCAGTTGATTTAATTTCAGATTTATTAGATGGGATTTTACAATTAACTGTTCCAACCGGTACTGGCCCAAGTGGAGTTCCAATTAATGCAGCTATTTTTACTCAACTTAAACAGAAACTTGATACATTAAAAAGTAAGAAAGTATTTATTCAATAATCAAAAAAATTTCTTTTTGAGATATTTATATTGAAAACAAAAATTTTTTATCATGAAAAAAACAGAGTTTATTAATCTATTAAAAGAATATTTGAATACAGAAGTTCGCAAAATTGTTAGGGAAGAAATCAAAATGGCATTGGATAAATATTCTCCAGCTATTAATGTATCATCTCAAGTTCAAGAAATTCAAAAACCATCTAAATCAAATCAAATTAAACCAAGTCAACAAAATACTCCAAAATCATCAAATCATATTCAAGATATTTTAGTTGAAACATATAGAGATATGGCAACAAAAGGTCAATTCGTTATGGATGAAGAAGAAGATGATTTACCAGATATTGGTGATTTTATTCCTGGACAAGAAAAATTTGCATTTAATCTAACTAAAAATTCACAAAAAATACCCGAAACAGAACAATTAGTTCCATACGAAGATATAGAAGATATGTCTCAATTATCATCATTAGATCAATCAAAAATCGATAAAGTGTTCAGTAAAATGTTTAGTGAATAAAAATGAAAATAGAAGCCTTTCAAATAAACAAAAATGAAGCAATAAAAGTTCCGATTGGAATTGGGTTACCATTAGTTGATGATGGTTCAACTTTTTTTAAAATAAATTATACAACTTCAGATCAAACTAAAACCAATATACGAAATCTTTTATTAACATCTAAAGGTGAAAGAATAATGTTTCCAACATTTGGATGTGATTTAAGAAGAAGTTTATTTGAAGAAAATCAATTAGCTATTGAAAGAATTGAAAAATCGATTAAAGATGCATTAAATAAATGGCTACCAGAAGTTTCTGTTAAAAAAATAGATGTATATCAATCAAATATTAATGATCATTTAATTTTAATTGAATTATTTTATACTCTCCCATATGATGAACAAAAGACAGAAATAATTAAACTTGAGGTGAGACAATGAACGATAAAACATCAGTAAAAAATATTTCATATTTAAACAAAGATTTTGTTGATTTCAGACAGAATTTACTTACTTTAGCGAAGACCTATTATAAAGATACAATCACCGATTTCAATCCATCGGATCCGGCTCTCATGTATATTGATATGGCTTCGTATATCGGAGATGTTCTTTCATTTTATCAAGATATTAATTTAAAAGAAAATCAACTTATTGTTGCAGAAGAAAGAAATAATGTTGTACTCGCTGCTCAAGCTCTTGGATATAAACCAAGACCTTCAACTTCATCAACTACAAATTTATCTGTTTATCAATTAATTCCTTCAATTGGATCCGGAGAATCTATTCGACCTGATTTTAATTATGCTCTTAAAATAAACTCAGGAATGCAGGTTTCATCTACAAATGGAACGGTTTTTCGAACAAAAGATGATATTGATTTTGCATTTTCATCTTCCTTCAGTCCAACAAATATCACCATCTATACCATTGATGATGATGGAAATCCAACTTATTATTTACTGGAGAAGAAAATATTAATTGAATCGGGAGTTCAAAAATCATCTATAGTTTCTTTTTCAGATCCAATTAAATATTCGAAAGTTCTACTTAATGATATTAATATAATTTCTGTTGATAGTATAGTTGATTCCGATAATAATATTTGGTATGAAGTTTCTTTTTTAGCTCAAGATAGTATATTTGTAGATGTTCCAAATACAGAAGCAAATGATCAAACTCTTTATCAATATTCTAATCAAACTCCATATTTATTGAAAATTCAGAGAGTTCCCAAAAGATTTATCACTAGATATCGCCTAGATAACAAAATGGAACTTCAATTTGGAGCGGGTGTTTCAAATGATTATGATGAAGAGATTTTACCAAATCCAGATAATGTTGGATTAATGACACCAACTGGAAATTCAAAACTTAATTATTCTTGGGCTGTTTCAAATTTCCTTTATTCTGATGCATATGGTCAGGCACCTGGAAATACCACATTAACTATTAAATATACTATTGGAGGAGGAATATCATCAAATGTTTTAGCTAATACAATACAATCAATTTCAGAAGTTGCTTTTTCAATGGATGAAACTAATTTAGATGCAACTGTTGTTGCGGCAGTAAAAAATTCATTAGCATGTAATAATCTAGAAGCAGCAGTTGGAGGAAGAGGACCAGAAACAACAGAAGAAATTCGTCAAAATGCATTAGCATATTTTTCTGCGCAAGATAGAGCAGTTAATAAAAATGACTATATTATTCGAACATTATCAATGCCATCAAAATTTGGAAGTATTGCAAAAGCATATATTGTGCAAGATGATCAACTTAGTGCAAAAGATATTCTCGAAAGATATAAAAATCCATTGGCATTGAATCTTTATATTTTAAGTTATGATGCAAATAAAAGATTAGTAAATGCAAATAATGCAATTAAAGAGAATTTAAAATTTTATCTTGATAAATATAGAATGATAACGGACACTATTAATATTAAGAATGCTTTCATTATAAATATTGGAATTAATTTTGAAATATCAGTTTTATCTTATTTTTCAGCAAAAGAAGTATTATTAGAATGTATAAATAGATTGAAATTATTTTTCAATATTGATAGATGGCAAATAAATCAACCAATAATTATATCAGATATTCAGAGAGCAATTAATGAAGTCAAAGGAGTTCAGAATATTATTGATTTAAAGATAGTAAATAAATTTGATATAAATGCTGGTTACTCTGGAAATATTTATGGAATAGAATCGGCTACTAGAAATGGAATTATTTATCCATCATTAGATCCAAGTATCTTCGAAATAAGATTTCCAAATACTGATATTTATGGAAAAGTAAAAACATATTAAAATAAAAAAATGATTTGGTCAATATTCCCAGATAAAGATGTAACATTATATGAAAGATACCCAACACAAAATACTGGGCTTGATAATATATTGGAACTTTCAAAATATGTAATTGATACTAATGAGAATTATGCGTCACGAGTTCTCATGAAATTTGATATATCAACTCTTTCACAAAGTGTTTCAAATGGATCAATATCAGGAACACCACAGTATTTTTTAAATCTTTTTCTTTCTGAAGCTTATCAAATACCAATAAAATATTCAATTGAAGTATATCCAGTTTCTCAATCTTGGGAAATGGGAATAGGAAAATTTGCTGATTCACCAATAATTGAAGAAGGAGTAAGTTGGAGATATAGAGATGGTGAAACCGAAGCAACTTATTGGATTTCCGGAAGTTCTTCTTTATATGCAACTGGAACAACTGGAAGTTATAATGTAACTCCTGGTGGCGGATTATGGTATACTGATTTTACTGGGATGACACATGTAGCTTCACAATCATTTAGTAATGAATCGGCAGATCTTAATATAAACGTAACTGAAATTGTTGATGCTTGGCTTTCAGAAACAATACCAAATGAAGGATTTTTAATTAAATGGTCAGATGCTTCCGAAACAACCAGAAATAATATAAAGACATTAAAATTCTATTCAGTTGAAAGTCATACTGTATATTTACCAAAACTGACAGTTAAATGGGATGATAGTTCTTTTGTAACTCAATCTTATTGGTACACATCATCTATTTATTATGGATATACAAGTTCATTAGGAACTCAATTAAATCCTATAATAAACGTTTCAACAAGTTCATTATTTGCATACTCAATGTCTGCAAATTATAAGTCATCATCAACTTCCGAAGATAGACTTATTGATTATTGGTATCCAATAACATCTTCAGGAATTATATCATCTTCTTTTGGAAATTTTACTTTTTCGGGTTTATTTAATGGAAATCTAAGTGGAAGCTTCACTGTTATTTCATCTTCTATTGGTTCAGGAAGCGGATTCTTTGTAAATTCAGATGGGATATCATCTGTATATTATACTTTAGATACATTACCTATTTTACTTACTGATTCGGGCTCGTTTTTAGGATATTATTCTGGAAGTGCTAATTTAATTTTTACTGGAAGTGTAATTGGGATTTTTTCCGGAAGTCTTTCACATGAAAATCTTACTGGGAATATATTTTATGAATCCAAATCTTTTTCATATCCAACAAATATATCTGTTTATCGAACAACAGGATCAATTGAATTATTCGCAACAAACTCTATTGAACTAACAAGTATAGCTTCAAATAAAGAAATAATAATATATCCTATTAATTTAAAATCAACTTACAAACAAGCATCAAAAGAAATTATAGAAATTGGTTCTCGTCCAAAATATATTGATAAGAATGTTTATGTAACATCTTCTCTTTATAAACAAAATTATTATCTTCCATCAAGTTCTTATTATGCAATTAAAGATGCACACTCAGAAGATTTCATAATTGATTTTGATAATGATTATACGAAATTAAGCTGTGGAGGAAATTATCCATATAATTATTTTGAGATTTGGATGAATGGATTACAACCAGAGCGAAATTATAGATTATTAATCAAGACAGTAAGAAACGGAAGAGAAGAAATTTTCGATAATAAATACTTTTTTAAGGTAGTTAGATAATGGCAAATCCACTAAGAATTAGAATAAATAATGTAAATGGAAGTTATGAACATTGGGTACAGGTCGATAATCAAAATGGTTATTGGGCTAGTACATTATATGAATCGACTGTTCCAATTTCAGAAGTTATTAAGAATCGTTCAAGTATTGATGCATTTGGAAATATAAGATTATTTGAAGAATATGATAATGAACCACAAACAATAAATCTTCAAATAAAAACATATAATGTAAATGATCAAAATAAATATCTTGATACAGTTATCATTGAATTAATTGATACTGAAGCAACAAGTTCAGGATCGGATCCAACAACTTGTCAATATTTTCCAATAGTAGGAAATATTTATTATGTTAATGATCCTTCGTTAAATAGTGAAACTGGAATTCAAACGATCGTTGATAATGGATTTGTATTATCGGTTACTGCAAGTAATCCATGTGGATCATCATTAATGAATTACTTCTGGCTTGAAAATGGAAAAAAGATCAATTTAGAAAGTCTTAATCCTGTTCAAATTACATATGATTTAAATGAAATTGAGCAAAGCAAAGAAGAAAAAACAATTTTATGTAAAGTAGAAAATTTAGCAGGATCTAGTATTTCCAATCAGTTAAATATAACAGTTCATAATCCATATATTTCAAAATATTTTAATAAGAATTTGATAAAAAATGGAGATGCAAGCGAGGGAATGGGTAAATGGATTGTGGCGAAAGGAACTCCTAAAACATATCCAGGTTGGAATAATTTTAATAACACTGGATTTTTTAGTGCCGGAAATATACCAGAGTTACAAATTTATGATCCAAAATTCCCCGATAATTTACAGATGAGATATTTTACTGGTGGAGAAGGAACTCCAGATAATGCCGAAACTATCATGTATCAAATTATTGATATTTCAGATATTTCTGATTTAGTTGATAAAAAAGTAGTAGGGGTTGAAAATGGCATTTATGCAAACATGTTTGGTATTTTTGGAAAGAGAGGAACAAGCAGTAGATTAAATTCATCTTTTTTACATTTTGAGTTTACTCCATCGGGTCCTGGATATATTCTACCTGGAATTCATAATGAAACGGGTCATTATTTTCCGCTTGCATTTTATTATTATGATCAAAATGGTGATCCATATTATACATCATGTAGAGTAAATTATTATATTGGAGATAAATCTAAAATGAAAATATCGTTTTTAGATGAAGCCGAAAATGAGATAGATTTTAATGATTCAATATTAAGAACAAATAATTTTATAGGGTTGGCCGAAAAAATTTGGCTTAGAAGGACAGAACAAATAGTACCCATCGGAACAAGAAAAATAAAAATTGAAGTAAAATTTCAAAAAGATTTTGGTGTTTCATTACCAACTAGTTTTGGTACAAATTTATATAGCCTGGGATTTACAACTAATGAAGTAAATATACTATTAAAACCAGGTTCTTTATTTAATGTAAGACATTGGGAAGAAAAACCAGGAGTTTTTAATTTTTTTAATGATCATCTTTCGATGGCAACGTTTTTAAATTTAGAACTTGGGATAGTTGGTAAAATACATCCACATATATCTATTCCGTTGAGCCAACAAACGAATGGAATTTTTTATAATGAAATTTTTAATAGACCACAAACAACTGTAAACTTAAGCTAATGGGCGAAATAAATACTAATATACCACCAACACCAACATCGGGGACAGGAACTTCATCCGTTGGAAATGTGTATATTGGAATTCCCCAACCAGAAAAAATTAGAATTTATTTTAGTAATCCATTTTTTAATGGATTTAAAGATAATATTGAATCATTAGTTGATAATATTACACTTAATATATATGTATTTGATTTAAATGAAAATTATCTTCTGACATTGGAAGATATTTCTCCATCTCTTTGGTGGACAATTAATAATGAATATATTGAAATAGATTTATATAATACTCTTCAATATAATGGGATTTTAAATGGAAGTTATAAAATAATATATCAGTTATTCAATAATCTGCTTGGTGATATCAATAGAAAAATGTTTATTTCGGATATCTCTAATAGCAGAACGGAAATAAGAATTAAACAAACCGAAGATATTTCTGATGAAGAAGTTATTCATTTTTCATCGTTACCAAAAATAGATCAAAATAATAATGCCCTCGAATTTAATGCAAAAATTAATGAATCTGATTATAGAATAATTAATATCAGAAATGAATATAAAGAAGATAGAGATCCTAAATATAGTTTTATCTTTAAATTATTAGATCCATTAGCAGATGATATAAATATTGGTGATTTTGTTCATGTTACTTTGCCATTAACTCAAGAGTTTACAAAAAAGATATCAGTTTATCCGATTAATATTGAACAAACTGCTACTCTTTTAAAGACTCCCAATTTTAATATAAAAATCAATGATAAGTCAAATGAACAATCATCTTTTAAAAATTGGAATCAACTTATTTCTGAAAATGAATCAACATCAAATAAAATATTAAGTAAGTATTTTTCAACGTCTTCAAAAGGAATTCCATTAAATGTTGATTTTAAGGATTTTAATAATTTTGTGTTTTACAGTTCTGCAACAAAAAGACTTGAAGCATTTAAGTATAAATTAACGAAGATTGAACAATTAGATGGATCGATCGCTTCAATGTATAATGCAATTACCCCAGCTTCTTCTTCATTAACAGGATCAACTGCATTTGTTAAAAATATAAATAAGTTTAAAGATAAAAAACTCGAGATATTAAAATCATTTGATTTATATGAAAATTATCTTTTTTATGAATCGAGTTCATATGAATCAAGTTCATTTGGTGAATATTATTCTTCTTCGTGGCCAAAATATATTATTTCGAGTAGCATTTATTCACCATATTCTGTAACATCTTCTGTTGCTACTTTATGGTATGATGGTGTTTATTCATCTGCTTCATTATTTGATCGAACTAATTCAAATAAACTTACAAATTTAATTCCATTTCATATTCAAGATGATCCACTTAATTCAGATTATATAACTTTTGTTGAATTTGTATCACATCAATTTGATGAAATTTGGATTTATGCAAATCATCATGAAAACTTTTTAAAAAATAGAGATGAATCATTATATGTTGGATTGGCAAAAGATTTAATTTATTCCGAATTAAGATCATATGGATGGGATGGAATCAATGAACATCAATTCGAAGATTTATGGTATTATTCTTTAGGAACAGATGAAGCTGGAAATAGTTATTCTACTGGGTCCTGGACAGCTAATGAGCAATTTATTTCTGCGTCAAATTTACCTATTCCAAGAGGAGATATCAGTAAAGAATTTTGGAAAAGAATATTAAATAATCTTCCATATTTACGTAAAACACAAGGCACAAAAGAAGGAATTAGATCTTTAATAAATTGTTATGGTATTCCTCCAACTATTTTACGAATAAAAGAATATGGTGGACCTAATAAACCTGGGATTGCATCGTATTCTCAATTTGATAAATTTACATATGCTTTAGATTTTGATCAAGATAATGAATCATATGTCGATGTAGCAAAAAATTCATTAGTGTGTTCTGGCTTATCACCTAATATATTTGAATTCAGATTCAAAACAATAAATGCAAATAATTATCTTAGTGGAATTCCAACTTCATTAAAAAGACAAGTTTTATTTAAAAAATCAGATAATAATATCATTATTAATTTAGTTCATACAAATGGTGTTTTTGGGAATTTAAATATAATTTTAAGTGGATGTACAACAAGTACATGTACATTAGGTGAAGGTCCATTTTTCAATGGTGAGTGGTGGTCATTCATGTTTAGACATAATGAAAGCAATGATAATAATTTGCTTGAGCATACTTTTGATGTTTATGTTAAAATGGCACGTTGGTATGATATTTCTCATGCATATTCAAGTAGTTTTACATTAGATGGTACAGATCCAAGTAGCTCCGCATTTGTAACACTTGGGCTTTTATTTGAAAATGCTCAATGGTATTTGGGTGGAGGACCCAGAGTTGGAAGTAATTATCCATTTCATGGGCAAATGCAAGGATTAAAATATTGGGGAACAACAATAACTGAAAATACTTTTAATAATCATGTAACAGCTCCGGCTACTATAAATGGAGATACTTATACCGATTCATTTAATTATCTTGGTTTATATTTTCCTCTTGGAATTGATTTAAAAACAGCTAATCATTATGTAACCCAATCGATTTATTCAAAACATCCTAATTTTAATATAACTACATTTGATTCATATGGAGAGTTAACTGGAAGTATGGTTAATTTTCCTGATGAAAATAATTATGTGCCTGTTTATGATTATTATTCAATGACATTTCCAGATGTTAGTGGCAATAGATTAATTTCAAATAAAATTAGGATTGAAGAAAACATTATAACAGGAAGTTTAAGTCCATATAAACGATCTGAAGTTTCTTCATTTGATATATATCCAAGTGATAATCCAAAATTTGGAGTTTATTTTTCAACAACGAATGAAACAAATGATGATATAGCCGAACAGTTTGATGGATTAAATATTGATGATTATCTTGGCGATTGGAATAACTTCTTTAGCGGATCATACCCAGGATTACATGTTATTCGAAATCATTATTTTCAGAAGTTTAATAATTCATATGGAGTATATGATTATATTAGATTGATGAAATTTTATAATAATAGTCTTTTCAATCATATAAAAGAAACGACTCCGGCAAGAGCAAAAAAACTAGTTGGCTATGTAGTTGAACCACATATATTGAATAGATCAAAAGTTTCATTTGCTTCGAGCGAACCAGTTTTTACTTCATTGGCAATGTCTGCTTCAATTGCTCAAACTATTTTTATGATAACTGGCAGTACTCCAACAATAGTGTCTGGATCTATGCAAATGATATATTCTATTTCTGGTGAAATGAATAATACTGGATCAAGGAATGGTGGAGCAATAACTGGTTCATTAAATATTAATTTCGAACAAACTCCATTAAATAATGATAGTATTAATTTTCTTTTGGCTGCATCACAAAGATCAAATGATTATTCATATGGAATGAGAGAAGCATTTTTTGATGGATGTAAACTAACCGCACCCGCTATAAATACTCCTTCATTGCAAACACCGGATGGCGGACCTGTTATTACAATAAATCAATCAAACTCAAATACTTTACAGATAACACAAACTACTGCTGGAACAAATTTAAAAATAGTAAATAATCCGGTGATTCCTTCATCTATAAATGAAGATAAATAAAAAATTCAATATAAGAATTAAAAAAAAATTATTTTGAGATATTTATTTAAAAAATGTTAAAGAACAAAATTACAAAAATTTAAAGGAGATAAGATCGTGGGATATTTAAATAATCAGATTATAGAAATCGATGCTATTTTAACCAAAAAAGGTAGAGAGCTTTTAGCAACTGGAGTTAATAACTTTGATATAACTCAATTTGCATTGGCAGATGATGAAATTGATTATACACTTTGGAATCCAAATCACACTTTGGGTGCATCTTATTATGGAGAAGCAATCGAAGCATTACCAATATTAGAATCAAGTTCAGATGAAACGATCGCAATGAAATATTTTCTTGTTTCACTTCCAACTCAAACAACAACTACTCCATATATAACTGTTGCGATGAGTTCTGTTCTTTTACAATATGGTGAATCTGTTACCATTACGCCAACAACTCATCCAACTCAAACAGAAGAATATAGAGCAGTTTTAAGTAATAATACATATTTTGATTTAGTAGCAATCGCAGGTAGTCAGACAGCAACTGGAAGAACAACATCAATAGGAGTTTCAGTTACTGTAACAGGAACTCAATTTAAATTAATAGGAAAAAATACAACAAATAGTACAAAAACATGTAATGTAACAATTACAGGATTAAATACAGGAGCTTCAACATCAGTAACTGGTACTGCTGCAGCCTATCAAGTATCAGTTCCAACCGGAGGTTTAGATTAAAAAATTAAAGGAGATAAATAAATGGCAACATCAGCTAGTTCAGGAACCGGAGTAGGGATAACAACATCAATAACAACATCGGGTGGTGCACCACCAAGTTCAACTGGGACTTCAACAAATGTTTATACTGTTTTTAATGAAGAAGATATTATTCGAGCGAATAATGCAATTGTAACAGAAAACGTTTGGAGTTCTGGTATTGGAGGAACATTATCAACTTTTTATACCTCTTCAACACAAGTCACGGCAAGTGGTGATTATTACTATGATATATATCAAACAGAAGCTACAGAATCAAATGCTGCGGTTCAATTCTCAATAGCATATGGGAATTATAATGGTAGTGGTTCATATGAAAAGTTTCCAAATATGGGAGTAAATGGATATACACCAAGTAAAGCAGTTTATTCTCAATATAAAAATATAATTCTTGCAAAAGGAACTTCTCAATTTACTTTATATAGTGGAGCAAATATTAATCAATTTATAGCTGTTAACTTCAAAAGATCAAGATTAAAAGACAAAGTAGATCCGGGTAATTGGGAATTAACTTTAAGTGATGGAGCAACTGTTACTCATTTAATTGATAGTAATACAGGAACTAATGAGTCAACTGTTGCTGATTCATATGATATTGTAAGTGGTAGCATTGAGAATGGAATATATAGTAGTAGTGCTCCTAAATATTACGGAAAGATCTATCCAAAACATGGAGTTTTAATTATAGATGGTGATATGTTAAAAAATTCAGCATCAATTGATGTGACACAATCTACTTTACCAGATGTGACTCCTAATAATAATACAACAATGTATAATGCAATTGTTGCTGGAGGATCATTTCAAGTCAGAAACAAACAAACAGTTTCATCGACATATTATTTTATAAGAGTTAAAAATGGTAAATATAATTATAGTACTAATCCATCTTATACAACTGGATCGACTGGAGTATTAAGATTTCAAGAATGGGTAACTGATCCAGTTACGTATATAACTACTGTTGGATTATTTGATAATGCTAAAAATTTACTTGCTGTCGCTAAAATAAGCCAACCAATCAAAAAAACTAAGAGCGATGAGGCATTAATCAAGGTGAAGTTGAATTACTAAAAATATTTTTGTAACAAAAAAAAGGAGAAATTAAAAATGATAACTTTTGATCAAGGTATTACCCCAGATGCACAAACTGGAGTCATTCAAGAAACAGAAAGACCGTACACATCTTATCTTGCTATCGTAACACAAACTGCAGAAGCAGCCCCATCAGCTGTAGTTGCAGAATCTGGTAGTTTAGGCACATTAACATGGGCTAGAACAGCAACTGGAAGTTTTTCAATAACAGCAGTTGAACCAGTATTTATTACAAATAAAACATATTGTACAGTTGGTCGATTATTAGGTGGTGTTGAGAGTGGAAGCTTTGCTGAAATTTATCCATCATCAACGACTGTTATTGTTCTTAATACTTATATTGCAGAATCGGGAAGCTATTCAGCTGCAAAGACAGATGCACTTTTATCATCAACTCCAGTTGAAATAAAAGTTTATTAATTTCTAAAATAGTATGAATTGTTTCATTAATTGGATTGATAAAATCTCATTGGTGAATTCCGAAAAAATGAAAAAATATGTCTTTCATATATAAAAAATTAGAACCAAATGCCATTAGTATTACACCATTTCCTGTTTATAAAACATTAACAGCAATTAGTGGAAGTAATACTAATGATATTGAATTATTTAGAGGTTATTATTATGGAGGGCAGAAACAAATAAATTCTGATTCGTGGCCAATTACAGAAAATAATGAATATCAATATTTAGTTTTTGATTCTATTAAGCATTTATATTATAATCTTTATGATAAAAATCAACCAGATTTAACAATTAATAGAGACAAAAAAGAAATTTTTAATGAATGTTTTTTATTTTCAATTCCTCGTAATTCATTTGGTGAGGGTATAAGAAAAAGGATGGTTTCTATAGCGATTCAAGTTTCCGAATCTATTCATAATATTATTGATGATTCATATGGAAATTTAATTGATGCTACTGTTTCAAGTTCTCTTTCATATAAAATAGAAACTTATCAAACTGCTAGTGTTGGTAGGTGGAATTTTTCTGATGGATATGAATTTAAAAAAGGGACTGGACTCAATCAAATTTCAAATAAATATATCTATGATAGATCATTAAATGGAAATCATGCTAAACTAACAAATATTCAGATTTTATCTGAATCATATAGTCAAACTGCATATTTTTATAATTCGGGAAGCAATATAACAATTGATCATAATGATATTTTTAATTTCAAAAGGAATGAAGATTTTTATATCTCATGTTTATTAAAAATTCCAACAACATCTAGTTTTACTGGTTCGATAGATTTTGAAACAATTATTTCAAAAAATGATGGATCATTTAAATTTCCATATAACATCCAAATGTTAAAATCGGGTGGAGATAATGGAAAGATTCAATTTGATAGAAACGATGGAAATGATCATTCTATTGTTACATCAAGTGTTTCATTAAATGATGGTAATTATCATCATATTATTTGCCAAAAAACGGGATCTTTACTCGAGCTTTATATAGATGGTACATTAAATAATTCTGGTTCTGATTTTTCTTCTCGTGACACTCATAATTCAAGATCACTTTATATTGGTATGCTTGGGAATCATACTCATCATCTCCATGCAAATATAAAGGAAGTTGAAATAAAGGAAACTGCCTTATCATCTACAATGATAAATGAGATATCACAAAATATATTATCACAGTCATTTAATTATTATGTTGGAAATATATTTTATCCAGAAGGGATAGCTGTTATAACAAGTGATAATCAATTTTATAGAGATTTCTTTTCATATATTGATTTAGACTCAGCTATTTATCCAGTAAGTTGGAGCTTTAATGGATATGGCACTAATAAAATTTATGAATATGAATTTTTATGTACAACTGAACCAGGGGATTATAATTATTCATGGAATGATAGTTTATTTAAAGAATCCAGAAGAAATATAAAAACATATAAAGATTTTGCAACTAGCTCATTATTCACTCCTTATGTTACTAAAGTTGGATTATATAATGATAAATATGAACTCCTTGCGATTGGTAAAATTTCAAAACCAATTCCAAGGCTAAAAAATATGGAAATGACGTACATCGTTCGATTTGATATTTAATGAATTTATGAAATGAAAAGATCAGAATTAAAATACCTTATAAGAGAAGTCTTAAATGAAAGTTCAGATAGTTCATCTGAAGGAAGTTATTTTGATGTTGATACTATAATTTTTTATCTTTATAATGGTAAAATATATGTTGCATATCCGTTTAAAGAAGATATTAAGAAGAAATCGAAAGATGATAAAATTATTAATAGAAGTTCGGGATATATACATGGGCAGATAAAAAATAGCTTTTATCCATCGGCAAATAAATATATACCCCCAAAAAATCAAAGATTTTTATTTCCAGATAACCCAAAAGAAATAATAAATGGAAGAATATTTTGTTCATCCGGAACATTAACATTTTGGAGATTCCCAGAAACAAATCAAGAAATGCAAAATTTGATTCGTTTACTTAGAAATGAAATAAATGATTTAACAAAAATATTGATCCCTATTTCTCCAGATATAATATAAATTTAAGATATATTGAAGTGCCAAAAATAAAATCTCATAGGACCTTTCCTGTTATGAACATACCACGGCTTTCTCGTTTTGAATTAATTGACATTGATGAATATCAAATGTTTTTAGATAAACCATTTGAAGAGTTCGATATGCCAGATGATTGGAGAAATCTATAACAAAAAAATTTGTTTTTTTAAGTTTTTTTAATTAAATTTGTTTTAAATCTTTATTTTATGAAAGTATCAAGCAGAAAAGCGAAAGGTCGTAGGTTACAACAAGATGTAAGAGATTTATTAAGAGAGGCATATAAAGATGATGGATTAGTCGAAGGAGATATTGAATGTACTATAATGGGAGAGACAGGAAGAGATATTAAATTATCTCCGGCAGCAGAAAAATTAATTTTGCTGGATATCGAATGCAAAAATCATGAAAAATTGAATATCTGGTCGAGCTTAGAACAAGCAGAAAAGAATACAAAAAAGAATAGAATTCCTCTTGTAGTATTTAAAAGAAACAGAAGCAAAACATATGCAGTTTTAGAATTAAAGGAGTTGATTAATTTATTGATAAAAAAATGAAAGAGTTTATATTAAAATACTTTTGGGTTATTCTTATCATTGGTGCTTTAGTTGGAGGGTTCTTCATTCGGGGAATATTTATTCCAAGCGATACATTAGAAGATTTAAAACTGTGGAAAAAACATTTTAATGAACTTCAAGAAAAACACAAAAAAGATAGTATAGAATCAGCAAAGATAATTAGTTATTGGAAAGCGTTAGCAGAAACTGATTCTTTAAGAATAATTGAAATTGAACAAAATTATAAATTAATAAAGAAAAAATATGAAAAAGAGCTTAATCGTATTAATAGCTTTAATGCTAACGAGTCTTTATGGTTTTTCGCAATTGAAACCAACGTCGATCCTGACTAAACCGAATTCAACCGAAGATTGCAGATTAGTAGTTTTTAACGAAGCGCCAGGAGATACTCTTGTTTTACTTCCAATTTGGAGAATTAAAGAAGCAAATAAAATATTTGTATATTTAAGACAAGTTGTTGAAGAGAAAGATTCTCTTGTTATTTTAGTAAATACATATAAAAGACTTGATTTTAAACGACAGAATACAATTAAAGAATTAGAAAATCAAAATATACGACTAAATGATGATTATCATCAGAGTAAAAAACTAAATAATGATTGTGAATCAATCATAAAAAAACAAAAAAAAGAGATTAGAAATTTAAAATGGACTGCAGGAGGGATAGGAACAATTACTATTGTGGTTGGTATTTTAGCAATAGTTGCGGCAGTTAATTAAATGATATGATCGATAGTTATTCACAACAATTCTTAGAAAGATATTTAGGAAAGGGAGGATATGAATCTAATGGAAACATTCCTTTCTTTTGTCCTTTTTGTTCTCACCGAAAGAAAAAACTTCAAATTAAATTAGATCCTCATTCTCCTTCGTTTGGGGCATGGCATTGTTGGGTATGTAACAAAGGTGGTAAATCAATAGAGACTCTGTTACATGCCATGAAAATAGATAACACGATAATAAAATCAATAGGGGAGTATGTTAATACATTTATTCATAAAAATAAAGATAAAATAAAAATAGACAAATCAGAAAGTACATTTTTATCTTTACCAAAAGAATTTAAATCATTATATTTAAAGGAAACGAAAAACCCAGAATATAGAAATGCTATTTATTACATACTAAAAAAGAGAAAAATTTCTCCAATAGAAATATTAAGATATAACATAGGCTATTGTGAAACGGGAAGATTTGCAAATCGAATTATCATTCCGAGTTATGATAATATTGGTAATTTAAATTATTTTACTGCAAGATCGTATTATGAAGATGATCCAATCCCATATTTAAATGTAAATCTTTCAAAAGATATTATTGGATTTGATTTATTCATAAACTGGAAACTTCCAATATCTTTATTTGAAGGTCCATTTGATGCAATTGCTTATCGAAGAAATGCAATCCCATTATTTGGGAAGCAAATTTCTGAGAAGCTTAAAATGAAAATCATAACCGAAAAAGTTAAAAATATTTATATCGGTCTCGATCCCGATGCAATAAAAGATTCAATTAAAATTATAGAAGAATTTTATCGTCAAGGATTGAATGTATATTTTTTACAAATGACTGGGGAAAATGATGCAGCAAAAGAAGGATATAAAAAATTAATGGAAATAACAAATAACTCAATAAAAATCAAATTTAGTGATATTATTAAAATGAAATTAAAATGAAATCAATTAATCAACCACTGAAAAAACCAAGGGGTCATCCAAAAAAAGAAGAAGTTGAAAAACCAAAACGAGGAAGACCAAAGAAAGATAATACATTAATAAATATTCAATCGATCCCTAAAAAGAGGGGTAGGCCGAAGAAAGATGCTTCAATACAACCAATTTCTCAAATAAAAAGAGAAAGATCCAAGAAAGAAGAACAAACAAATAAAAAGATTGATTCTTTAGTTATAACTGGAACATATGAAATTTGGAATATGAATTCGGATTGGTGTAAGATATATGTAGAAGACAGGTCTTTTCTTGATTTAATATGTTCTTCATTAAATCTTTCTCCTGAAAATGAATATTTCGATGGAAAACATATTAGACCAATAGCTTGGGATTTAAGTTTTAAACGATCCGATTTAGCAAAAGTTCAAAAAATTTGTAAAAAATTAAAATTTGAAAAAAATAAGGAATGCAAAAAGAAATTAAACTTGAATTCGAAGAAATAAAACAACTCATTCATATTGCAGATATTCATATTAGAAATCTTAAAAGACATAAAGAATATAAAGATGTTTTTAAAAAATTCTTTTCATATGTCAAGAAAGAAAAGTCATTAGTACCAGAAACTATTATTTTAATTGCTGGAGATATAGTTCATGCAAAAACAGATATGAGCCCAGAATTAATTGAATTAACTGGAGCTTTTCTGACAGGGTGTGCGAATCTTTGTCCTACCATTTTGATTCCGGGCAATCATGATGCTAATTTGAATAATCAATCTCGATTAGATGCGTTATCTCCAATAGTTAAATTACTTCATCATCCTAATTTATTTTATTTTAAGAAAAATGATATTTACAGAGTTGCCGATACTGATTTTGCTGTTTTCTCCGTTCTTGATAAATCGCCATATCCATTAGCAACCGAATGTACATCTAAAAATAAAATTGCTATTTCCCATGGTCCGGTTGATTGTGCAAAAACAGATGTTGGATTTAAAATTGAAAGTAAGACAACAATTAATACATTTGATGGTTTTGATATTGTTTGTCTTGGAGATATTCATAGAATGCAATCATTAAATGATAAAAAGACAATAGCATTTCCAGGCAGTCTTATTCAACAGAACCAAGGCGAATCTCTAAATAAAGGGTTTTTAGTTTGGAATGTTCCAAAACGAGAATATAAATTTGTTGAACTTCCAAATGATTATGGATATTATACATTAAGATTAGAAGAACCCAAATTACCAGATGAATTAAATCTTCCTAAACATACTCAGTTAAGATTACAAGTTGATAGAAATATGTTAAAAGCAGATATTAAATCAATTTTATCTGAATTAAGGACTAGATTTAATATTACAAATGTTGTTGTTAACACAATTATAGATAAACAAAATCCAAATGAATGGATGACTGGTTTTGATGTAATTGGAAATGTATATGATGTTTCTTATCAGAATAATTTAATAAATGAATATCTTTCAGCAAAAGGTGTATTTTTAGATGATGATGAGTTTGAAATCATTTATGAGATTAATAAAAGATTGAATAATCAGCTAAAAATTAAAGAAGTTAACAATATAATTTGGGAACCAGTTTATCTAAAGTTTTCAAATATGTTTAGTTATGGTGAAGATAATTTTATTGATTTTACAAAGATTAAGGGAATCAATGGAATTTTTGCTGAAAATGCACATGGAAAATCATCTATTATTAGTATCCTTTTGTTTTTACTTGGAAACAAAAGTTTTCGAACAACTCGTTCCGTTGATGTTATGAATGTCAACAAAAAATACTTTCATAGTGAATTTTGTTTTAAAATAAATGACATAAAATATTTTATTCAAAAACAAGCAAAAAGAGTTAAAGCAGCCAATAATAAAGAAACGGTTCAGGTTTTTGTTGATTTTTGGACAGAAGATGATTCGGGAAATAAAGTTTCATTAAATGGTGATCAACGTCGTACGACAGATGAAAATATATATGATGTAGTTGGCGGAATTGATAATCTTATTTTAACTGCAATTTCACTTCAAAATAATTCTAATGGAATTATAGATAAATCACAATCTGAAAGAAAAATGATTCTTTCTTCATTTTTAGGAATTGACATATTTGAAGACTTATATAATTTGGGAAATGATAAGAGTAAAGAAATTGGTGCACTTATAAAAGAATTCAGTAAAAAAGATTATGATGAAGAACTTTCAAGTATTAATAAGAGAATTCAAATTAATAAGAAGAAACTGCAGCAGACAGAAAAGAAAATAGAATCATTAGAATTAGTTAAATCAACTTCTAATTCCAATATAATTTCACTTTCAAAAAAGCTAGTCAAGATTGAAAGCATCATTGATATTAACCAACTCAGAAAAGAGCTGTCAAATAATGAGGATACACTTAAAAGTATTGGAGATGATATCAATGATTTAAAAAAGAAAATTGAAACTGTTATTATAAATGCTCAAACTTTAGCGTCAGAATTCAAAAAGTATAATGAAGATGAATTAAAAAATAAAGAAGAATGTTTAGATAATCTCGAGAAATCAATTACAAATCTCGATAAAAAGTTTTCTGTTCTAAATGTTGAAATTAAACATCAAGAAGAAAAACTAAAAAAGCTTGATAAACTTGAATATGATCCCAATTGTAATTTTTGTATGAACAATATCTTTGTTAAAGATGCAATCGAAACAAAGAAAAATTATAGTGAGAATTTAATTAATCTAAATACATTAAAAAGTCAAATCGAAGAAATTAAAACTAATATTAGTAGTTCATCTAATATAAAAGAAGAAAGACGTGCTTTTACTTTAATTAAAGAGAGTAAAGATAAATTAAGAGTTTCATATAATAAATTTATATTAGAACAGAATGTTTTAATTGAAAGACAGAATTATCAAAACAAAATTAAAGAAGATATCGAACGAAAAATTCAATTTTATCATGAAAATGAGAAAGCAATAAAAGAAAATGAGTTTATTCAAGAAAAGATATCAAGATTTCAAAATAAACTAAAGATTACAGAAAATGAACTTAATTTTATTTTAACCGAAAATAGAACTGTTCATGGAGAAATAAAAGTTCTTCAAACTCAGAGAGAAGAAATAATGAAGACTATAGATAGAATTCATGAACTTGAAAAAGAGTATAAATTATTCGAATATTATTTAAAAGCAATTCATCGAAATAGCATCCCATATGAATTAATTAAAAAAGTCGTACCAGTTCTTGAATCAGAAACAAATAATATCTTATCTCAGATTGTTGAATTTAATAATTTAATCAATTTGGATGATAATCATATTAATTTATATATTGTATATGAAGATAAATATTGGGTTTTAGAACTTACATCTGGCATGGAAAAATTTATATCTTCTCTTGCTATTAGAATTGCATTA